CGAGGGATCGCTGGCCGGTCCGGTCTGCCATGTCGGCCACAGCAGATAGGTGACGATGGCCACGGCGCAGGCGCCGATCGCGCCCATCACCACCAGCGGCACATGGTGGGTGCTGCCGCGGCGCGCCAGGCGCCGGCCGGCGCCGCGTTGCGTCGCTCCACGTTGCGTCGTCGGTGAGGGCAGAGCCATCGCAAGGTGCCGGATGTTTCAGGGCAGGGGGCCGGGCGGGCCGATCGAATCACTGGCGATTATGCCATGTCGGCCTGATTCGCCTCCGGTTCCGTGCGATTGCGCGCGGCGCGAGCCATGCCCGGGCGGCAGGCGCGGTGCGGCGGTTAACCATTTCCTACGGAAACCACCTCATAACCATTTGATTTTGCTATGTGCCGTGCGCCGCGTGCGCCGGGCGTGCGCCGGGCTATTTCTCGCCTTCCCGGAAGGCCAGCCGCGCCGCCGAAACACGCCGAAAGGCTTCCAGCGTGGCGAGGTCATACACATTCGCCGTCACGTCCGTTTCGGCCGTGTGGCCCATAACCTTTTTCACATCGTCGATTGCAGCCCCGGCGCGCCGCGCCTCGGTTGACCCGGACTTGCGCAGGTCACGGTTCCAGATGCCGGCAGGGATGCCTGCCGCGCCAGCCACGGCACGCCAGATGCGCTCAAACCGCTTCCGGTGATATGGCAGGCCGGTCCGGCTATCGACGATCAGCGGGCCGGACGCTACCCCGGCGCGAGGATTCAAGGTCTTATCCTCTGGACCGGACGCCCGCACAAAGCTGGTAGCGGACGAACTCTGCTCTGCCTCGGGCACTGCCCCCGACTTATTTCCAGTTTCTGCGTGTCTGCGACTCTCCACGCCGCCGTCAAACACATTCGGGTTTCCATCATTTGACATGATCGACCCCCAAAGCTTCAAGTCCATGACAGGACCTACAGAGCCATTCGACCTCTAGAGGCTTGCTGTAATCGTGGTGGTGCCCATCCAAAAGGTTTGCGGGTGTAGGTTTGCCGCACCTCTGACAACTATCTGGCTTTATCAACTTTCCATATCTAATGGCGTCTCGAACGCGACTTCTGGCCCGTTCTTTGATCGGATCGCGGACACGCTTCCCGCCCGGCTTGTGGCGACCTTTGCGAGATTCTTTGATGCAAACCCTACATGCGGCTGCACGGCCCTTGGGAATGCGCGGCTCCCTGTGAAATTCGGTTTCAGGCTTATCTAAGCCGCAGATTGTGCAAAGGGTCATTCTGCGCTCCCGTCAGATTTCGTCGCGCCGCCGTGGGCTGCTGATTGGAAAAGAGCCTCAACCACCGCTATGCATTCCTTAATCGTCTCGCGGTGAACCGCCAGCGCCAACAGTTCTTCACGGCTTGTCATTGTATGGCTCCGATGGCTTCTTGCGCGGCGAGGATGGCTCGTCCGATGATTTCGGGAATCGCTGGGTAGACTGTGTTTCCGAGGGATCGATTTCGGGCCACGTCCAGCCGCGTGGGTACCCCATGATCGGCTCGGAAAACTCTGGCAGAGGATACCTCATCCCTAAGACGAGGGAGCAGAAGTCCTGGAAGTTGTTCCGCTCTGGGTTCGCTTTGCCACGCCTCGGTGATAAACGACCGCCCTTGAAGGCCGTAGCGTTCGGGGTAGGCAACAATCCAAACGCGATCTCTGGCGTGTAGGGCACCAACGGCTGAAGCCGGTATGCAGTGCCACTCCGCATCATACCCGAACGCGGCCAGACTTCCGAGAACGGCTCCCATTCCTCGACCAAGCAGCGCTGTGACGTTTTCCACGATGACAAAGCGCGGTCGAATCTCGCCAACAATTCTGGCATATTCAAACCAGAGGCCGCTCCGATCGCCGTCAAGTCCGGAGCCCGGTCCCGCATAACTGATGTCTTGGCAGGGGAATCCTCCGCAGATTGCGTCGGGAAAAATTCCATCTGCTGCAAGGCGATCGGCGGTGAGTGTTCGTACATCGTCGAAGACCGGGACGCCTGGCCAGTGCTTGGCGAGCACTCGTCGGCAGAATGGATCGATTTCGCAGAACGCGACTGTCCGCATTCCTGCTCGTTCGAGCCCGAGACTGAATCCGCCAATTCCTGAGAATAGGTCGAGGACATTCACTCCGCCCCTCCCTCTACCGAGCGGAAGCGAGAGAGGGCGGAGCGAGCTTTATCCAGTGACGCAATATCGTCAGCATCCATATGAGCGATGTAACTGCGCGATACGTTTGCCAAATCCTCCAACGCCTTCACCAATTCCTCAGCGGCATCCGCTCGGACATACTCGATTGCCCGGGGGCGGTCGGAATACTCCGACCAGCCGCCGATGAACTGACGATGGCCATCAGGCAGGCGGGTGGACATGCCGTTGCACGTCGCCCAAATCCTCGCAGGCATCTTGCTCTCAGCCATCACAGTTTTTCTCCGGTAGACTTGAACACGGCCTCGATGCGGCCTCTCACCTTGCCGAAGTCAGAGCAAAGCTCGCCATCGCGCGAGCGCCCGCTGCTGTGCAGGCGATTGAAGGCAAAGCCCCGCGCTATCATCTCGGCGTCGATGAGGTGCCGGCCATTCTCCAGCGTGGGGAGCGCGTCATACCGCGCGGCCAGAACGATAACAGGTCGGCCGCAACAATCTCCTTCGGAGACATCAACATTACGCTGCCGGAGGGTACGACCACGGAAAACGCTGCGGCAGTCGGTCAGGTTGTTGCGCCAATTGTCGCGGCCGAGGTTCGTAAGGTCTTGGCGACGGAAAGCCGTGCTCGCGGGATGCTGAATCGTGCCTATTGAAACATTCGCTCCGGCTACGAATCCCTCGATCCAAAGTTCTCGCTCCGTTGGTGTCAGGGTCAATACCGCGCAGTTCGGAGACGGCTACAGTCAGCGATCCAGAGACGGCCTCAACCCGACCGCCAGGACATTCTCGGCGCAGTGGCAGGCGCTCGACGTATCAGATGCCGATGACATTGAAGCATTCTTCGAGAGGCATGTCGTCGATCCTTTCTTATGGGTGCTCCCGCTCGAATATGTCTCTCGGAAATGGATCGTGGCTGATTGGTCTCGCGCATATGCGGGAGGTGATCTGGTTAGCCTTAGCGCGAGCTTGAAAGAGGTTTTCGACCTGTGAGTATCCTGTCCGGCGATCTCCAGCGTCCCGACCTTGGATCGGTCGTTGAACTTTTTGAAGTGGACTGCACCGCGATCTTTGGTGAGGTTCTGCGCTACACGCCGGCACCGCTGGTTATTGACCCAGCGGCTCCGCAGCCGACGGTGGTGGTCTGGCGCGGCGATACCTATTCGCCCCGCGCCTGCGAGTCCGAGGGCTGGGCGTGGGACGGGCAGGGGCCGATCCCTCAGCCGAAATTGAGCATCGGCAATACCGATCGCGCCGTCTCGGCGCTGTGCATCGCCTACAACGATCTGCAGGGCGCAGTGGTGACGCGCCATCGCGTGCCGGTGAAGTATCTCGACGGCATGGCGGATGCTGATCCGGACGTCGAACTCGATCCGGACGTCTTCGTCATCGACCAGAAGACGACGCAAAACAAGATGGTGGTGGAATTCGCGCTGGGTGCGCTGATCGATGTGGAGGGCCGCATGCTGCCCGGCCGTCAGATCCTGCAGGGCTATTGTTCGTTCCGTTACCGTGTCTGGAACGGCGCGGGGTTCACTTATCATCAAGGCAGCGCCGCATGTCCCTACACCGGCGACGCCTATTTCGATGCGCAGGGGAGGCCAGTCGCCGATCCGGCGCAGGACCGATGCGCCAAGCGGCTGGCGATCGGCTGCAAGAAGCGCTTCCCGACCGGTGACATGCCGTTCGGCGGTTTTCCGGGTGCGGCGAGGTATCGCGGCTGATGTTCGGTCCTGACGTAGAGGCGGCGGCGCGGACGCATGCGCTGGCCGAGCACCCCAAGGAAAGCTGCGGCCTTGTCGTGGTCAACGGCTATGTGCCGGTGGCTAATGTCGCGGAGGACCCGGAGCGTCACTTCGTCATGCCAGACGATGCCTGGACGGCCCACGGCCGGGTGCAAGCGGTGATCCACAGCCATGGTGCCGACGCGCCGCTGGCGCCCAGCGCGGACGATATGCAGCACCAGATCGCGACCGGCGTGCCGTGGGCGATCACGCGCACCGATGGCGTCGCGGCCTCGCCGCTGTTGTGGTGGGGTGACTTTCGGCTTGATGAGCCGCTGGTCGGCCGCACCTTCGTGCACGGCGTGACCGATTGCTACGGCGCAATCCGCTCCTGGATGTGGCAGCGCCGCGGCGTCCGCCTGATGGATATCCCGCGCGACCATTCGTGGTGGGACGCCGGCGGCGATCTCTACAACGAAAACTTCGAGCGCGCCGGCTACCGCGCCATCCCGGCCGACCAAGCGCAGCTCGGCGACCTCGCGCTGATCAACTTCCGGTCGCGCGTGCCGAACCACGGCGGCGTGCTGATCGAGGACGGGTTGCTCTATCACCATTTGATGGGCCGGCTGTCCTGCCGCGAGCCGATCGGCCGCTGGCGCTCGATGATCACGAAATGGCTTCGCTATGAGGGCTGATCATGCTTCGCACCATCGTGTTGCACGGCGCGCTGGCGGCCGAATTCGGGTCTTCGTTCACGCTCGACGTCCGCAGTCCGGCGGAGGCCGTACGCGCGCTGATGACACAATTGCGTGGTTTCCGCCGCGCGCTGCGCGAAGGTCACTATCGCGTCGTCAAGGCGCGGGAGGCGTCGTCGGATTCTCTCGGCCTCGATGAGCTGCGGCTGCGACTGGGGCGCGCCCGCGAAATTCACATCGTCCCGGTGCTTGCCGGATCCGCCAGCGGCTGGGGCAAGATCCTCACCGGGGTGGCCATTATCGGCCTCGCGATCGCCGCGCCCTATGCGCTGGGCTTCACGGGAAGCCTCAGTGGCGCGTTGGCCACGACGGCCATCGGTTTCACCGGCACGACCTTCGGGGCGATCGCCGGGATCGGCGCGGCGATCGCGCTCGGCGGCGTGGCGCAGATGCTGTCACCGACGCCGACAGCATCCGGATCGTCGCAGGATCGGCGCGAGTCCTTTCTGTTCGGCTCTGGGGAGAACGTCACGACGCAGGGCGGCCCGGTGCCGCTCGTATTCGGCGAATTCGTCGTCGGCTCCGTCGTGGTGTCGTCGGGGCTCAGCACGGAAGAGATCGGCAGCGGGGCGGCGGTCAACACCGGCGTCGTGGTGCGCAGCGGGATTGCCGCGTGAGAATTCGAGGTTCCGGCGGCAAGAGCGGTAGCGGCAGCTCCAGAACGCCCACGGAAGCGCCCAACACGTTGCAGTCCCGCGCCACGGCGCGGCTGATCGACGTGCTCAGCGAAGGTGAGATTGAGGGGATCGTTGGCGGCCTGCAGGGTATCTATCTCGATGATACGCCGCTGCAGAACGCCGATGGCTCATTCAACTTCTCGAATATCAATATCGATATTCGATCGGGAACACCGGATCAGCCGTCGATCCCAGGGTTTCCGGCGGTCGAATCCGTCTTCGCCGTCAACACCGAGATCAAGCACGTCGCCCCCGTGGTGCGGGCGATCGCCAATGCGGAAGCCACGGCCGCTCTGGTCACCATCCGGCTCGACGGTCTGCAGAAGGTCGATACATCGACCGGCAACATCAATCCGACGTCCGTCTCGGTCGGTATCGATATGCAGCTCGACGGCGGCGCGTGGGTTGATGCAACGCCGGCCAACGCTGTCTTCAGCGGCAAGACCAATAGTCAGTATCAGCGCAGCTTTCGCATCGCGCGGCCGGGTCCGGGTGATTGGGCCATCCGCGTCCGGCGTATCACCAATGACAACTCGTCATCGACGCTGACCAACAAGACCTATTGGGACAGCGTCACCGAGATCGAGGACTACCAGCTCCAGTATCCGCACACGGCGCTGATCGGCTATGAGGTGGACGCGCAGTCGTTCGGCGGCTCGATCCCCAAGCGTCAGGTTCGGCTGCGTGGCCTGCGCTGTCAGGTGCCATCGAATTATGATCCCGTCGCCCGCACCTATGACGGGCTGTGGGATGGCACGTTCAAGACAGCGTGGCACAGCAACCCGGCGTGGGTGCTGCATGAGATGGTCGCCAACGATCGCTGGGGCCTCGGCGAGTATGTGCCGGAGGCGTTTCGCGACAAGTGGACGCTCTATGCGATCGGCCAGTATTGTGACGGCATGGTGCCGGACGGCGTCGGCGGGTTCGAGCCGCGTTATTCGTTCAACTTTGCGTTCGCGACGCAGGACGAAGCTTTCAGGGTGCTGATGTCCATCGCCTCGGTGTTCCGGGGCATGGTCTATTGGGGCTCGGCGGGGGTCACCGCGACCGCCGATCGCGATCTTGATCCGGTCAAGCTGGTGACGCCGGCGAACGTGCTGGGCGGGCTGATCAATTGGGGCGGCGGCAGTCTGCGCGCCCGGCATACCGTGGCGATCGTGACATGGTACGACCCTGGCAATTTCTGCCGGCCCGCCTATGAGGTGGTGGAGGGCGACCCGTCCGATATCGCACGGTTCGGCTACCGCACCATGGAGGTGGTGGCGATCGGCTGCATCAGCCGCGGACAGGCGCACCGGATAGGGCGCTGGGCGATCGAGACCGAGAAGAGCGAGGCGGAGACCTGTGCCTGGCAGGCGGCATGGGATCATTCCGACGTCTATCCCGGCGAGATCGCGGCGGTGGCCGATCCGGCCTATGCCGGCGTCGAGTTCGGCGGGCGCGTTGCCGGCCTGGTGGAAACGGACGGTCAGGTTCTGGGCGTGACGGTCGATCGCCCGATCACCTTGGAGGTCGGCAAGACTTACGAGCTGAGCGTGGTGCTGGCGGATGGTTCGGTCGCCACGCGGCCGGTCGCGACCGCACCGGCCACCACCACGACGCTGGATTTCGACGTGCCGATGGTCCCGGCGCCGATCGTCAATGCGGTCTGGGTGCTGACGTCCTCCGATGTCGCGCCGAAGCTCGTGAAGGTCATCAAGCGCACCGAGACGGCCAAGGGCACCTATGACGTTTCGGCGATCTTCCACGATCCGACCAAGTTCGCGCGGATCGAGCAGGATCTGGTGCTGGAGACCACGAGCTATACGGCGTTGCCGACCGGGCCGCTCCAGTCGCCGACCAATCTGGTGGTTGAGGAGCACCTGACGCTGCTCAGCGCGACGGCGCATTCGGCCGCGGCGCTGTCGTGGCAGTTGTCGACCGATCCGCGCGTCACCGCCTATGAAATCCAGGTCAGGCCGCCGGCCATGAACTGGCAGGCGGCTTCGCCGCCATTCACTTCGGCCAGTTCGGTCGATCTGCTCGATCTTGCCGCCGGCGATTGGGGCTTCCGGGTGCGGGCGATCGACGGCTTCGGCCGATCCTCGACGTGGCTTTCGGTCGAATGGGTCCATCTCGACGGGCTCAACCTGCCGCCGGCGGATGTGCAGAGCATCCGCGGCGCGGCCTACGTCGATAACAACACGTCGATCGCGTGGGACGAGATCAACGATGTCCGTCCGATCCGCTATGCGGTGCGCAAGGGCGATACGTGGGAATCCGGGCTCGAGCTTGGCACCATCGCGCATCCGCCGTTCGCGACCCACGGCAACGGCCGCTATCTGGTCAAGGCTTACACCGGCCCCGATGGCGCGCGGATCTACAGCGTCAATGCCACCGCGATCGAGATCGTCGGCGCGTCGCTGGTGCGCAACGTCATCGCCACGCGCGATGAGCAGGCCGCGGGCTGGCCCGGCGTGTTCACCGGAGCGGTGGCCAAGTCAGGCGTCCTGATCCGGACCGGCGGGGCCGGAAATATTCTGGAGGTGCCGGACTTTCTCGACGAGCCGGATGTGCTCAACGTCGGCGGGCAAGGCAACGGTACCTATGAGATCGCCGCGGACCGCTATATCGACGCCGGGCGCGCGACGGCGTGTCGGGTCACGATCACGTGGAAGGGCTCGGCGCAGATCGCCAACGACGACTTTCTGTCCAATCCGGACATCCTAAATAATCCGGATATTCTCGCCGCCGGGTCGGCGGACAAGGTCGAGGTCTATGCCGAAGTCTCAGTCGCTCAGAACGACGTCGTCGGCGACGTGTTCAGTCTCGATCCGGGTCGCAATCCCGCAAACGATATCTTCGCCGAGGATGACGTTTTTGCCTCCGGCACCAGCTTCGGGCCGTGGATCAAATACGAGCCCGGCTTGTATGTGGGCCGTTACTTTCGCGCGCGGCTGGTGCTGAAAACATCGGACCCGCAGGTCATCGCGCTGGCGCTGGATTTCACCTTTACTGTGGACGTGCCGGATCGGCTCGACAATTGGGCGCTGATCGCAGGCGTCGGAACGTCGCTCAACCAGATCACCGTGCCATCGACAGGACTTGCAATCATCTTTGCCTCCGACGGCAAGGATATCCCCGAGCCCTTCAATGGCGGCCCGAACACGGCCGACGTGCCGCTGATCCAGATCACCAATACGGATTCGCGGGCCTTCGACTTCGAGGTGACGAGCCTTACCAAAAACGGTTGCACCATCGTTCCGCGGCTCGCCGGCGTCCCGACCGATGCGCCGAAAACGAACATCACCATTCAAGGGTGGTGAGACAGAGGACACAAACATGATGAAAAGACTGATCCCGCTCGCCTGTGCGGGCATGTTGATGCTCGGCCTCGTTGCCGGCCTGGCGCCGTTCTCACTGGCTTCGCAAGGCACGGGTTGCATGCCGACCACCGGCACCGTGTCCGGCCTCACCTTCGCACAGTACGTCAATTCTGCGCTCGCCGCGCTGATCTCCAGCAATTCCGGAGCGTCAGAGCCGGCGACCGATTGCTCGGGTGCGCCGGTCAAGGGACAGATGTGGCTCGACACGTCATCCACGCCGAGCGTGCTGCGGCAATACGACGGCAATTCCTGGGTCGCGCTCGGCGCCTTGGATCAGGCCAATCATCTGTGGGCGCCTCCCGTCGGGGGTGGATCGGCCACCATCACCGCTGCGGCGACGACGGATATCTGCGCGGCTCCCTCCGCGCTGCAGACGATCAGCGGCACCACGACCGTCACCAGTTTCGGGTCAGGCTGTGTCGTCGGCGTGCGCAAGACCCTGATTTTCGCCAGTGCGACCCCGATCACCTACCACGCCACGGCCATGATCCTGCCGGGCAAGCGCAGCTATACGGCCGCGGCTGGCGACGTCGCGGATGCGATCTATCTCGGGGCAGGCAACTGGCGCGTGGTCAGCATCACCCGCATCGACGGATCGAGCGTCACCAATCCCGCCATTCCGCTGGGCACGGTGATTTACGGCGATTACGGCACCATCCCGCCCAAGACGGTCTACGGCGCGGGGCAGGCGATCTCGCGCGCCTCGTATCCCGATTATCTTGCCGCAGTAACGCGCGCGCAGACCGGCACGCTGACTGCTGGCAACAATACGATTACATCGGTATCCGACACGTCGGGTCTCGGCGCCGGCATGCCGCTTGAAGGCACCGGGATTCAGGCCGGCACCACGATTGCCAGCGTCACTTCGAACACCATCGTCATGTCTGCCGTGGCGACCACCAATGGCGCGCAGACCGTCACAGCCTTCATGACCGGCTATGGCGCCGGCGGCGACAGCACCACGGTGGGCGTGAAGGATTGCCGGGGCCGGACGTTGGCCGGGCGCGACAACATGCTGATCGGCGCGGCGGGCCGATTGACGTCAAGCTATTTCGGATCGACCGCGAACGCGATCAATGTCGCGGGCGGGGCGGAATATCGATCGCTGACGTCCGCCAGCCAGCTCCCGGCGCATGACCATAGCGTCTATCTGAACGATCCCGGCCACTCTCACGCCTTCCGGAACTGGCCCGACAGGAATCAGGCCCTCAACCTGTCCGGCACGACCGTGAATGCGGCAGTCAATGAATCGACCAATCAGATCCAGACCAGCACCGAGACGACCGGGATCACGCTCTGGAGCGGTGCGGGCGGCACCGGCAACCAGAACAAGACGGCGTCAACCGGCAGCGGCGCGCCATTCGCAAGCGTGCAGCCGACCATTACAGCCGAATGCGTCATCGTGGTGCTGCCATGATGAAGGGCCTCGCGTCTCTCATTGTCGCGACCGTCCTGTTTGCCGGTCCGTCGCAGGCCGGGCAGGGCAGCATCGTCGGCCCGACGTCCGGGCCGAAGACGATGACCGAGGTGATGACCGCGATCAATGCCGGTCTCCTCGCCATCCAATCCTGTAACGCCGGGACCACGGCGCCGGCCAACGGCCCGTCCGATGCCGCCGTACAGTTTCAGTGCTGGGCGGATACGTCCGCCAACCCGGTGCTCTATAAATACTTCGACGGCGGCGCATGGGTGACGTTCGGCGCGCTTAATACCTCGACCCATGTCTGGACCCCTTATCGCAATGGTGCGCCTGTCGTCGCCGTGGCGACTTCGGGCAGCGCCTCGGACCTGACCACTGGCACGTTGCCGGCGGCGCGGTTGCCGGTGCCGACCACGTCCACGCTCGGCGGTGTGCAGTCGCTGACATGTTCGTCCAGCAACTGGTTCAACACGCTGTCCACGTCCGGCGTGCTGGGCTGCGCCCAGCCGTCGTTTGCGGACCTGTCGGGATCGCTGGCGGCGGCGCAGATGCCCGCGCTGTCGGGCGACGTTTCGACCATGGCGGGCAGCACAGTCACCGCCATCGGCGCCGGGAAGGTCACCAACACCATGCTGGCGGGCAGCATCGCGGCCAGCAAGCTTGTCGGCACCGATATCGCGACCGTTGGCACTGTGACGACCGGGACGTGGCAGGCGGGCACTGTGGCCGTTGCCTATGGCGGCACCGGGGCCACCAGCGCCTCGGCGGCCCGGACCAACCTCGGCGTCGCCATCGGCTCCAATGTGCAGGCGTGGGACGCCGATCTCGACTGCATCGCCGCGATCGGCAGCAATGGCGTGATCGCGCGCACCGGGGCGGGGACGTGCGCGGTCCGCACGATCACGGCGCCGGCGGCCGGCCTCACGGTCAGCAATGGCGATGGCGTCGGCGGCAACCCGACGCTGGTGCTGGCCAACGATCTCGCGGCCCTCGAAGGGTTGAGCGGCACCGGTATCGCGCGGCGCACCGGGACGGATACCTGGTCGGTCGGGACTACGGTGGCGGTAAGCGAGGGCGGCACCGGCGGCGCGTCGGCCAGCGGGACACTGCTCGACAACATCACCGGGTTCTCGGCCACGGGCTTTCTCACCCGCACCGGCGCGGGGACGTATGCGTTTCAGTCGGCGACCAATGGCGTCACGAACAGCAATCTGGCGCAGGCGGGCGCTGCGACGATCAAGGGCAATCCGACCGGGTCGACTGCCAATGTGCAGGACTTCACCATTCAGGGCCTGACCGCGCGCGGCGCGCCCGACGCCGCCAACGACAAGCTGGTCATCTACGACAATTCGGCGGGCACGTTGAAATACGTCACGCCGTCGCAGATCGCCGGCGCGTCGTCGGGCACCGTCACCGCGGTGTCGGCCGGCACCGGCATGTCGTTTTCGACCATCAACACCAGCGGGTCGGTCGCGATCGACAAGGCGTCGTCTTCGAACTACTTCGCGGCCGCGTCGAACAAGGTGCCGACCACGGACGTGATCTACACGTCCGAGGTCACGGTGACCTACGGGACGACGACGACGTTCGACTTTGCGACATTCATCAATTCCAGCGTCACGCTCACTGGCAATATCACCACGATGACGCTGTCCAACGTCATCGCGGGCAAGGCCGGGACGATCCGGTTCATTCAGGACGGGACCGGCTCGCGCACCACGGTGTGGAGCAGCGCGTTCAAGTTCGGGGGCGGAACGACGCCGTCGCTCTCGACGGCCGCGAACGCGGTTGACGTGCTCTCCTACAATTGCGTGACGACGTCGTTCTGTCAGGCCAGCCTCATGAAGGACGTGAAGTGATGGCGCGCGCCCTCGTTGCGGCATGGCTGCTGCTGCTCGCGGCCCTCGGCCTTGTCGCGCCGTCCTCGGCCAACATGCCGGGGACATTCGTGCCGCCGATGGGCGGGCCGCTGTCGTGTGTCGGCGGAACGATCACGACGTCCGGCGGCAAGACGATTCATACTTTCACCGCCAGCGGGACGCTGACCTGCACGGGCAGCGGGGATGCTGATTACCTACTAGTTGGTGGTGGTGGGCGAGGTGGTAACGGGAATACATCACGGGGAGGTGGGGATGGGGGCGATGGAGGTCAATTCCTCCCAGGCACCACGGCGATCTCAGGCGCTGTCAGCGTCACTGTCGGTTCTGGCGGCAATAGCGGACAGAGCAAAGGAGGGGACACCTCCTTGGGCGGCATTGTCGCCGGGGGCGGTCTAGGTGGCGCTGCTGGGACTAGTGGGACCAATGGTGGCAATGGAGGAGACGGTGCTGGTTCAAGCGGGAGCCCGAACGGCGGTACCTATGTCGGTGGCAAAGGAGGAAACGGTCTGTCGTCGTCGATATCAGGAGTGGCCACGACCTACGCATGCGGAGGAGGAGGAGGAGGTTTCTCGACTCCCGGTAATGGAGTGTCTGGATGCTCCGGGAACGGTGCCAATGGCAACAATGGATCGGGGTCGAATGGGAACAATGGAAGGGGCGGCGGCGGCGGAGGGGCTACTGGAGGCGGCAGTCCAGGCAATGGCGGCTCTGGCGTTGCGATCGTTTCGTATTGAGGGACAGCACAAATGAAACTCTACACGCTCCCGAACGGCGCACAGATCAAGTCCGGCGATCAGTTCGAACTCGGCGACCAGAAGTATCCCGGAGGCTGGCTCGCAACGGCGCCCGATGAAGTGCTTTCCGCGCTCGGCATCACCGTCGAAACCGTGACCGATCCCGAACCGGAACCTGTCGTTCGCACCGTCTCATCCTATCGCGTCGTGCGTCGGCTGGAGGCCGCAGGGCTGGCGGTGCAGGCGCTCGCCGTGATCGATGCGCCCGGCAACGCAGTGCTGAAAGCGCGGTTCTACACACTCGGCCAGATCCCCTGCGGCGATCCCGACGCCATTGCGCTGGTGCTCGCGGCCGGCGGTGACCCGGCGGAGATTCTAGCTCCGGAGTGAGGCATTTCCCCGAAGCCAGACGATATCGATCTGATGCTCCCGCTGCGCCAGTTTATCCGCCGCCTTGAGGCTTCCACCGGAGAATAGATGCGGGGAAAAACCGGCTTCAGTCAGTTGGTCGACCATCGATGAAAGTGAAATGTCGCCGCCCGAACTGAGGGATGGGGAATACTCAGTGATGATCGCGCTGGTTCTGGCCAAGGTCTTGCTGGCCCCAGCCAAAACGTGCGGCTCATATCCCTCGACGTCGATCTTGATGAGGTGGACGTCCTTTTCGGAGAGGCCGAGCGTATCAAGCGCAGAATCGAGCGTCTTGACCGGAACGACCCGCGATCCTCGCCCGTAGTCCTGAATGAGGGAGTGGCGGCCGTTATTTGACGCTTTGTAGCGATGCAGACGGGCGATGCCGTTTTCGGAGCCGGCGGCCAATGCTTCGATGATTACGTTCTCGATTTTATTGGCTGAGAGGTTGCGGTCCAAAAGCCAGGCATTGAGAGCATCTGGTTCAAACGCGACAATCGTTTCCAGCGATGAGAATTTGGCGGCGTGGACTGAGTGCCATCCGACATTCGCGCCAACGTCCAGCATAATTCCACCCTTCACTCCAGAAAGGTGGTGCTGAATCCATGCGGTCATTTCCGGCTCATAGGTGCCGTACTTCGAAAGGTGTCGACCCAGCATGTCGCGGGGCGTGACGTAGAATTTGAGATTTGACGTAGCCGCTCTCACGGAAAAGGCAGGGGACCACGGAGTTAGCCACGCCAACAGGAATCTCGCTGTGCCTATCGGCCGCAATGATCGAACAGGCATTCTACCCCCCCCCCCCGAGAAATAAAGCGCTTCCTTAACTTGAAAAATGAGAACCGTCCATTCCGGGCGCGTTTTTCTACGGAGAACCATCAATGTCCCCCGCAGCCCTCCCGGCGGCGCGCTCGGCGCTGCGCATGTCTCAACCCGGCCTTGAATTGGTCAAGGCGTTCGAAAGCTGCATGGCAGCGATCAAGGCCCGCCCGGGATATTTCAAAGCCTATCGCGATCCGGTCGGCGTTTTGACCATAGGTTACGGCCACACCAACCATCACCTGCCGCGCTTCGACGGCAACGCGGTGTGGTCGCGGGCTGAGTGCGACGCGGCGCTGGCGCGCGACATGGCGGTGTTCGAGAAATGGGTTTCTGACCACGCCAAGGTGTCGCTCGCCCAGCACGAGTTCGACGCGCTGGTGTCGTGGGCCTTCAACACCGGCGGCCCGGCGACGGCGACGCTGTGGAAGAAACTGAACGCCGGCAACAAGGCCGCCGTGCCGGCCGAACTTGCGAAATGGAATAGGGCTGGCGGCAAGGTTCTGGCCGGCCTGGTTCGTCGCCGCAAGGCCGAAGGCTTGATGTTCGCGGGCCAGATCGACGCGGCCCTGAAGCTGGCACGCGGCAAGTAATCCGCGCCGGGCGGTCACCCGGCATCCTCACATCAATGGAGATGACTATGACCTGGGATTCCATCCAGCAGGTGCTGCGCATCGTGCTGAACGCGGCCGGCGGCGTGCTGATCGGCAAGGGGTATCTCACCGAGGAAATGAGCACCACGCTGGTGGGCGCGCTGCTGTCGCTCGGTTCGGTATCGTGGTGGTTTTTTTGGGAGCGCAACCGTACGGCCGCCTAAATGACCGCCTCCGCCATCATCGGCGTCGTCTCGGCGCTGCTGTCCATCATCAAGCTGATCGCGGAGTACGCGGTCAGCCGGAAGTGGATGGACGCCGGGACGGCCCAAGCCATCGCGAAAGGACTTACAGATGCGAACGATGCCATCGCGAGGGCTACAGCGGCCCGTGACCTTGTGCGGGCTGATCTTGCTCGCAACCCTGACAGCGTCCTGTCAGACGACGGGTTCCGGCGCGATTGATCCCGCGCTGGTGGCCTGCGCGTCGTTCAAGCCGGTCTATTGGTCGAAGGCCGACACGCCGGCGACCGTCGCGCAGGTGAAGGAAAACAACGCTGCTGGGAAGGCGCTGTGCGGGTGGGGCGCGGCGAAATGAGCGACATCAAAAAGTTCGACGACCTCCCCGAAAAGACCAAGCTCTTTCTGAGCAATTTGCGCGA